TATCAGCCAACAATTTTGTAACTCTAATATTTTGTGTTTCTAATTTTGCATAATTATAAAACACTTCTCTTAAACCATAAATAATTGGAGCAGAAAAGTTTCTTGAAAAATAATAACCGGATTGCTGAGCGGCCATGCCAACAGACCTAAGTTGTTGACCATAATTTCTTAAATCATTTCCCCTTACAACTTTATTAAAAGATTTTTGATTAATTATTGCGGAATTCAAATGAGATGAATATTGTCGCAAGTATTGCCCAAATTGGGGATTTGTTGTATTAGCAGCTTTAATTGCATTAAGATTTTTTTGTAAAAAATCAGCTTCAACTCTTGCGTTTTTAAGAGACTGCTCAAGTATTTGTATATTTCTTGAATATTTTCCAACTTCAGCGCCTGCCCTTGAAGAACCTGATGCCGTTAACCCCAAAGCTTTATTTAAAGAACTTGTTAAATTGCTGGCGCTCTGTGCCCTTGTTGCCAAAGATGCAATATTCTGGGCTAGAACCTGGAGCTGGTTATTGATGATAGCCGTAGCGGAGGTAGCGTTGTCCGTGACAACGGCATTTATATTAATTGACGCTTCATTTCCGCTAACATCAGACATAGTTTGTACTATAAATTATCGCACAATAAACTATTTTAGGCAATTTATTATTGCTTATCAGCATACAGCTCGGGGAACGCTTGCCTTCTGTCTTCATCTGTAGCCATACCAAACCCAGTAATGCCTTTAGATTGCAATTCCATAGCCGTTGCTCCTGTTTTTTGAGGTTTAGGCGCAGGGTCATACCAGTCTTCTTCAAAATCAACATCAGCGCCCTGTGCTGCTGCAGCAATCTTCATACTTGTGGAAGTTTCGTTCGTACAAGCGCGATATAATAAAAACAGTTCATTTAGTGTCAGACTGTTTTCTAACTCATATAAATTCAACCATGAACCAATTTTAACAAACAATTCTGATTCATACTTGAGGAGAGGGATGTCCTCCCAGCCGAGAGGTTCTCCATCCTCTCCGCTTACAAGGAAGGGTCTGACCCCATTGCGGCCGACATTACTTCACCGAATGAACGCAAGTCAAGCACATCTTCAAGAGCTTCCCTGTTATTAGCAAGTTCTGGATCAACAACTGACAGAGCAATGCCTGCAGCTTCAACCATAACATCAATATCGGCATCAGACAATGTATCTTCCGTCTTGAGGTCTTTAACGACTTTCATAAACTTACGAAGACTACGAATTGTCAATGGCTTGATTACACGAACCTTGCCATCAGCAAACAGAATTTCCTTGCCGGCCAAAATATCTTTATTTATATTACCCAATTTAATCACCTGTTCCTTTTGTTAAGAAGAAAGCCGAAGCTCCCTAAGTAATAAGTTTACCACAAATTACCAGGGAGCTTCAAGCTTTTACAAACTATATTTGATTTTTATTAAATATTACGTTTGGTCAACGATTTTGCCGTATTCGTAACCACTGTCTGCAATGGTTGGAAGAATGCGGAAACCTACCGTAAACATAGTCGCTTCGGCACGCTTCATGGAAATCATTGACGATTCCATTGAAACAGCGCGCTTGGCATAGAATTTACGAGTCTTAATCGCTGCTGCGCTTGAGCCCGGAGCTGCGCCGGTTACTACAATTCCTTTCTCATTCGGGTATACCGATTGAGTACCAAAATTGAAAGTTTGTGTAGAAGCACCGTCTTGTGTTGCCACAATGTCGCCATCGTCGTAGTTCCAAGCCGTTGTAAGGTTTGTCAAAGTTCCTTCTGCAAGGGTTGTCTTCAACATAACCTTTACTTTTGATTGAATCAACTTAGCGGCATCGCCAAATTGATCAACTTCAATGTCAACTATTTCTGGTTCCCACGAAATTTCAACACCGTTTGATGTTGCACCAACATCATTGAAATTGTTCATTGCTGCAATCGTTGTTGAGTTTGCGTTAGTGCCAAGCTTAATTGTGGCTTCACCAACAACAATATTTGCTACTGTTACTGCCATTTTAAATCCTCCTGATTTAATCTAGCCGAAAAATTTTTCGGCCTTTTTTATCTCGCCATTTGGCGATTTTTTGCGAATCCTCAATATCGACTTCGTTTTCACGTTTGCCGATACCTAAACCCTTCATCCATTCAAAACTATAAACCTTGCCAGAGACTTTTACCTCATAGCCAGATTCTTTTCCAATGTATGTAATTGTAGTGTATCCCATATTTCATTATAACACAATTCTTTTATGCGTTTTACCGCAATACCCATTATACCACACTAATTATCAACATTTTTAATTTTAAAATCAAGATTCATTCTATACCAGCCTTCTTTTTCAATAGGGGCAGCCAAGCTTGATCCGATCATATAAGAACTTAAATTTCTGACTTCCGTATTGACAATTCCATCGGTTTGAGCAACTAAATCACCAATTGAAAGTATAGAAATAAATCTTTCTGACAAAGCAAAAAGCCTTGCTGCATCTGTATCAAAAATAGAATATCTTATATAGTCGCACCTCACCCAGTATTGCTCTACATCGGGAACCCTTGGCTGGTATAAATATGTAACAAAGGGGGCTGGCTCGTTCCCAGTTGCCACCACAGGAAAAAAATTCATCGTTTTCCCAGCAATTGATATAACGGTAGCGTCATTCTTTACTCGCGTATTGACATCGTAAACACTAATTCCCATTATTTCACACCCCTTAAATTCTTGAAAGATTCATTGAATGTATCTATGAAAACCTCTTTTGCTTCTTCAACAACATCCTCTTGATACCCAATATTGTCTGCGGTTATCGTAAACTCATTACCATCAGATGATATATTTACTACACCGTATGGGGGGTTAATTTCTTCTAAATTGAGTGCAGTCGCCACAGCGGCCTCTGCCGCTGCTGTCTGTATGTCTAAAGAAACAGTATTTAGACGATCTATATATTTTTGTATATCGTGAAATATTGTAAATTTTATCATTGAGGCTCGATTACCCTTTTAAGCATAACTAAGTTATGATGTTTTTTCCCAGAAAAAGAAAATTTAGGTTGTATACCTATAATTTCATAAACATCTGAACTGATTGCATTATTGTATCTATCTTTAACAGATCCAATTCGGTTAGAAAATGTTATATAAGAATCATATTTGTTAGGGACAATTGCTTCATAGTAAGCTATATTTTCGTTGTATGGAGCGACTCTTTTTTCCCCACCCGTTGAAGAAAGCGTAGGAGTTTGAAATTGAAAATATATTACTCCGGCATTTGTAAATGTTGGATATTTTTGTCCTGCTGCGTTTGTTGTAATCGTTTTTGTATAAACAATCCCATTGTGAGTAAAGCGAAAATATGTTCCATAGGCCATAATTACACCACATAGTCCATAATAAATAATGTGTAATCCATCAACAAAATATCTGCATCAATATTCCCGGTTGATTCATAAAAAGAATCTTTTGTCTGATACTTTAGTACATCCATATCTACGGTAGTCATGCCATGCCTTCTAAATTCCGAATCGTCGTTCATCATGTCAAGAAGTAATAAATCAGATGCTTGTTCAACATTGTTAGGAACAAATTGCCAGCCAAAATCGCCAACAACTTTGTAATCATCGTCTGAATTAAATTTATTAGTTACAACAATTTTTTGTACACTATCTAAATAGGAGTTTTTAAATTGAATCCAGTTTGATGACTGAAAATTAAAAGGCTCTCGGCATTTTTCTATGTTATTTACCGAAGAGTTGTTTGAATCATGCAACAGCGTTTCATCCTCATCACCAACATTCATAGTTACTGTTTTTAAATTTACTATTGGTAAGGGAAGAGGTAGTGTGCTTTTATTATTTCCATTTAATATAAAAAATTTATTAAAATAAAAATCAAAAGATTGTCCACAAAATGTATTAATTATATTTCTAACTTTTTTTTCATAAGAATCAAATTTGTCATAAAAATTGGTTTCAAGTTCAGCATGTTCTCCAAAAAATATATCAATATCGCAATAAGGAGTATAAACATTTATATATTGAGATTGAGTATATGATGTGCCACTTATTGTGTAAGTAAAATCAACTCTATGTCTCCCGGCAGAATTTAAAACATAAACACCGGATGCTTGCTGACCGTAGGTAATTGTATATACGCCTGCGCTTGTTCTTGTAGCATTTGTTGGGCCGCTTACTTGTGAGCCAAATTCGTGATATAAATTTGTGGATACAATATTGGATGCAGGATCGCTTGGCAGGGTAAGGGTTAATGTCTTACTTGTATTGATTTTTACATCATCCATAATAACCAATTATAACAGAAAATGCGTTTTAGACCTTAAAAGGTTTGCATGGCTACTGACACTTCTAAGTCGGCAACCTCTGTATCAAGATTTGAATTGGCTATTGCATCTGTTATGTTAAATGAAATAACAGTATTGCTTGCATCTTTATAAAATAAAATTCCATCAGCATAATTGATTGCCAACTCTCCGTGCTCCAGTGAATTACCAACTGGGGCGGCGTTAGCAGTTCCTGATCTTTTAAGCTTTACAATGTTAGCCATTGTCTCTCCTAATTAAAAACTACCACCGTCTACAGTCACATTATCAAGGTTTGTTCCGCTTAATACCGTGGTGCCAGCAATTTTAAAAACTTTTCCTGCTAAAATATTTATATGTTCCGATGATGTCCAAGAATCGGTGGCATCAACCCAGTTAAATGTTTTATCTGTTGCCCCTTTAACTGTAATACCAGCACCATCTGCTGTAACATCTGTTGGGCTGTCAATATTTGCAATAATAACATTTTTATCTTCAACAACAAGAGTTGCTGTATTTAAAGTTGTTGTATTGCCCTGAACAGTCAAATCACCGGTTACAGTAAGGTTGTTTGAAATAGTAACATTGGCTGGTAAACTTAATGTTACTGCGCCAACTCCAGAGTTGGATACTGCAATTTCATTTGCAGTGCCTGTCAAACCAGTTACGAGATTTGTTGTTCTATCACTAATTTGAGATGCTGTAATTGAAATTGTAGTGTTTGAAGCAGCGGTTAAGCGACCATCTGCCTGAACAGTAAATGTACTAACCGTGCCTGCACCGCCATAAGAGCCAGCCGTTACTGCTGTATTAGCAATTGTTACACCAGCAACAGCACTATCAACATATGATTTAGTTGCGGCATGAGTTGCCGAAGACGGTGCCGGAACAATAACTGCTCCAGAAAATGTTTTAGCGCCAGAAATTGATTGAGCACTCGTTAGTGTAACAAAAGCACCCGGTCCCGCAATCGCCAGAGCCGTACCGGTTCCTCCAGCCCCAGCGGTGCCTTCACCATAATAAAGGATATCGTCTACTTCGTTGAATGCCAATTCCGCATTTTCTATTGTGGATGGAGCGCCAGCCGCGCCAGATGTTCTGCGCTTAATCCTTAGTGTATTTGCCATTAGTAATTACCTCCGTCTAACAATAAATCCGCAGCGCTATGTACATGATCAGCTCTGGCGGCTACATTACTAGAGCCGACACCTGCTGTTCTTGCAACATCAGCAGGAGCCGTATTGCTTAAACTTAAACTTGCTAAATTAATTGTACCACTACTTTGTGTTAAAACGGTAGTCTGTACAATTTGAGATACATTAGAAATGTCAGCTGGTTGTATTTGAACAGTAGTTAAATCTGCCATTACCTTGTTACCTCACCTGTAACCGTTACCACTCCAGTTAGCAAAGTTGTTACTACAGCACCGTTGGTTTCTTGAAAATCATACACATAAGACCCGGCTGCAATATTGGCTGTTGCTGCTGGCAGTAAAGAAAATACAACAACTCCATTAGCACCGTCTGTTATTTCTGTTACAAATGTACTAGTAACGGCAGTGGCTGTTCTTCTTTTCCTTATTTGCCCAGCATATGTGCGTGATGTTATATTTATAACCGCATTTCCATTATTCTTTAATGTTAATTGATGAGAATAATTATCACCTTGATAAATTTCAATATTTCTAGTTCCTGGCATAATTACTCCTGTTTAATTTTATATCAAATTACTTAAGAGAGCAATGCCGCCCATGTTGCTTTATCAACTTCTCCAGGGG